GACTTAGGATTAGTACACGGCTACTTATACAATCGGTATAACCCCAATGTACTCAACAACCAAGAATGGCTACTCACAATATGTGACCCCATAGGAGGAAATATGGCTCAAGCAAAAGCTAAAGAAGCAAAAATACAAGAAGAACAAAACGTGGTTGAAAGTGCGAACACCGCTTATTCTAATCCTTATACAAAAGATTCGGAAAAAGAAGAAGAGTATGCTCGCCAAGCTGTAGAGGACACCTCAAAAGAGACTACTCCTCAAGAAACAGGTTTTATGAATAATGAAACTCAACCAACTCACGATTACAAGAAAAGATATGACGACCTTAAATCTCACTATGACAGAAAGCAAAATGAAAATAAGCAGAAGTTAGAAGAGTACGAGGCTAAGTCTAGACTTGCTGAAAGAAATAAAGCAATGGCAGATTACACTCCGCCAAAATCTGACGAAGACCTTAAACAATTTAAAGAGAAATATCCAGACGTATATGATGTGGTAGAAACAATATCTCAAAAGCAAGCTTTACAACAAACTGAATCTTTACAAGAAGAAGTAAAACTACTTCGTAAACGTGAAGAGGATTTAGTTGTACAGGGTGCATATAGAGAGTTGTTAAATGCTCACGAAGATTTTAGTGAATTAAAAGATTCACCAGATTTTATAGATTGGTTGAACAATCAACCTTCATCTATAGCAGATGGTGTAACTAAAAATAGCAAAGATTCTAAATGGGCAATTCGTGTTGTTGACTTGTACAAAGCGGACAATGGAGTAAGTAAGAGCAAACCAAGTTTTAATACTAGTGCAGCCCAAAGCGTGACAAGGACAAAGGCCAAGTCTGTAAACACTTCTGGCAACTCTAATAAAAGAATTTGGAAGCAGTCCGAGATTCAACGAATGAACTCAAGGACTTATGAAAAGTTCGAGAATGAAATTGATGCTGCCTTTAAAGAAGGGCGTGTTGATACTCGAGCCTAATTAACTTAACCTTTATAGGAGAATAATTATGGCGATAACATCATCAGCCGGTTATGACAACTTACCTTCGGGTAATTGGCTTCCGGCGATATATTCGCAAAAAGTTCTCAAATTTTTCCGTAGAAGCTCTGTTGTTGAGGGAATCACTAACACTGATTATGCGGGTGAAATTGAGAATTACGGCGACACCGTAAAAATAATTAAAGAACCTACAATTTCTGTAAGTTCTTATACAAAAGGTCAAGCTACTAATTTACAAAATCTTGCTGACGACCAAGAAACCTTAGTCGTAGATACAGCAAACTATTTTGCATTTAAAGTAGATGACGTAGAAGAAAGACAATCCCATGTAAATTGGGAATCACTAGCTACTTCTTCTGGAGCTTATGCTCTTAAAAGAAAATATGATAGTGATATTTTAGAAGCAATCTCTACAACTTCTGGAATCAATGCAGGTACAGCAGTAACTGCTAATACAGGTGACTTATGTCACAGTGTTATTGCAGAAGCAGCTAGACTTCTTGATGACCAATCGGTACCAGAAGAAAATAGATGGTTTGTAGCACCTCCAATTTTTTACGAAGGATTGGGAGCAGCAGCTTCAAAAGTTATGGATATGTCTGTAATAGGAAGTGGCCAATCTCCATTAACTAATGGATTGGTATCAAATATTACTGTTTCTGGTATGAAACTGTATAAAACAACAGCGTTAAATAGGTCTGGAACTGATATTGTAACAGTATCCGGTACTTCTAATGCTTTCTTTTGTATGGGTGGACATATGTCTGCTTGTGCAACTGCTTCGCACATTGCGAAAACTGAAGTTGTTAGAGACCCAGATTCTTTTTCTGACGTAATTAGAGGATTGCATGTTTATGGTGCCAAGGTTTTAAGACCGGAAGCTATCACTAGAACAGCAGTTGTCTTAACTTAATAGGGGGGATTGAAAAATGGCAACACATAGCAAAGTTACTGGTGGAACTACAGGACATTCTGCCACTAGAAGAAAACCATATTATGTCGAAAATACAATTGATAACTCTTTGTTTGACCCGGCGGCGGCTGACATTATACAATGTCTAAACGTACCGATAGAAACATTAGTTATGGCAGCAGGATTAGAAGTTTTAACAGCTTCTTCTACTTCTGTAACTTTTGACTTAGGTGTTACAGGCACAACAGCAGGACATTCAGATTTTGATTGTTGGGTTGATGCTTTTGACGCTACTGGAACAGGACATGCTCCAATGGATGCTACTGATGCAGCGGCTATGCTTATTTGCAAAGCGGCAGAAACAATTGATATTGTGACTGCAGGTGCAACAGATACAGCAGGAAAAGTCAGAGTATGGGCAGTATTATGTGATATAAGTGGCTCAGACGAGACTGCTTCTAACACAGCGT